ACATAAAAGGACTCCTGTACCTGATGATGTTTTAAAAGTTAAAGTGTTTCCTGCATGATCACATGCGTTTTGTACGTTATAAACTTTTTCAATTGAATCTGGAATAGATACTGTTCTATTAGCTGCTAAAGTTCCTGTTAATTTAATAACATCATTTTTACCATTAGATAAAGCACCGTTTGTAAAAGTTAAAGATCTGTTAGCATTAGTTAAGTTAAAAGTTGTAAAACCACCAATAGCTTGTTCTAAAATAAGTAAGTTTGTATTTGTAATTTGACCCCAAGTTCCCGAGTTTTCACCGGTTGCTTGTACTGTAAGTTTTAGGTTAGCAGATGTTGAATTCGCCATTTTTTAATTCCTTATACGTTCATTTTATTAAAAATATGAGTTTCTGTCAAACTCATTATGCAGCCACCTCTTGCCATCCTGGAGGTGTTATAGGCGCTGAACCTGTATTAACTTCGTTCCAGATCAAAGCAGTACCAGATCCTTGGTTCATAGTCAAGCTTAAACCTGTAAGCTGTATATCTATATGTATTACAATATTAAACGCTGAAGAAAGTCTTACCTCTGCTGGTATTCCTGTAAGAGGAACTTCTTGACCAGGGACTGCTGTAACAGTTCCTAATCCAGCTGTCATAGCTTGACCTGTTGGACTTGCACCTGCTCCAGCTTGACCAACAAGTGTACCTAAATTTGCAGTTATTAAATTTCCAGTTACAGAGGCATCTGGTGCTGGGTCTACAGTGCCAAGAGTTGCTTGTGCTACATTTAAAGTATTAAGAGTTAAAGTAGCTGTACCTGTAGCTGCTAATGTTCCGGTAGCAGCTGTCATTGCAATACCTGTTACAACTGCAGTTGCAAATTGACCTTCAACTCCCCACGCATTTACATTCCAACCTTGTCTACCCCAACCTGTTTGGTTGAATGCATCTATGGTTCCAAGACCCATAGACATTGCAATACCTGAAGCCATTGCATCAGGACCAGCATCCGCTGTTCCTTCTGCTGCAGTTAATGCAATACCAGTTGGAAATGCTTTTGTTTGAATGTCAATGGTTGTAGAACCAAGAGCAGTTGTAATAAGTTGATTATTATTTGTAGATGGACCGGTAGATACATCAATAGATGCTACAACAGTTCCTAAGGTAGCTGTAACAGCATCACCAGGAGCTATAAGATTTCCTGCAATGCCCCATGCAAAATCATTCCAACCAGCTCTACCCCAACCAGTGTTGATTTCACCGACAGTTGTTTCGTCACCTAAAGATGCACTAAGGGCAATACCCGTAACCGTAAAAGTTGGGTCTGCTAAATCATTCCATTGGTTTTGACCCCAGACACCGGCACCCCAAGTTCCTGATCCACTCATAGGAGTTTACCTCCTACGATTAACCAGAGATCCTTAGAATCGCTGCTGTTGATGTATTAGCTGGAAACTGAATTGTGAAAACTCCAGATGTAGCTGTTTTATCTGCTCCAAAATCTAAAACTGCCACCGCTGCATTTGAGAACGATGTATTATAGATTAAAGCACCTCTAGCAGTGATAGTAACGTTCGTAAACGATCTGTCCGCGAAGTCACATCTTGCTACACCAGCTGTAATTGAAGTTGCATTATTAACTAACTTTCCACCACCAGAAGTATATTGTCCCGAGTTTGGAACTTGGTTTCCAGTTGTGAAAGAAGTTGTAGCTGAGTTTAGAGTTGCTGAAGAAGTATAAAGAGCTATTTTAAAAATATCACCAGAAGGTGCCGCTGTAAAATCATGATCACCATCTAATAATTGTTTTTTAAAAGAGTTTGCAATTGCTTGTGTTATAGCCATGTTTATTTTCTCCTATTTACCTATACGAGGAACACCACTTTGATATTCATCTCGTCTTCTTCTTCCCATTTGTTCTATTGAGAAGCCTTCTACTGCTTGTTTATACCTTCCTTCGTATAATTGCAAGAGATCATTTGGCCCCTTTAGAAAACTAAAAGCCTCAACTAGGCATGCATACAAAAGTCCGTTGGGAAATTGCAGACTTAAATATGTAGTAGAAACTGTACTCGATAATCCAGCAGGTTTCAAGATATAATTTAACTGAATTGTATAGGTCTGATCTGGAGTAGGAGCCACAACTACTGTGTCCTCATCCCAGTTACTGTAATATTTAGGCACTCCTTGAGAGTTTAAATTATTAAACTCAGACATAAAACTAGTATCTCTATATTGTAAAAAGTCTCTGTTGTCAGGATTAGCTGTTCCATCAGAATCTACGATTTGCGCAGATCTAATAACCAATAAGTTTTGAGGTGTATCTATAAATCTTGTCCCTGCAATTAATTGAGCAGTTACATATCTTCTGTTATTATCAGAATCTACATCTCTTAAAATTCTAAACTCTGCATTTTCAATAAATCCGTTTACAATAGTATCAGTTAAAACTGTACTTGTAACTTCTGTGTAATCTCTAATTTTTTGTACTAACTCTGTATACGTCATGTTATACTTACCGTAACCTCTCCTACATTTATTTGTGCTTCTCTTCTTCCATTTATAACAGATGGATTTTCAGGTACCATACTATTATTACTAAAATCTTGAAAAGCAAAATCTCCAGGTAAAGTTAAATTAGCCACCATGTTTCCACCACCAATTTGATCAGATGGAAAACGTTGAGGTCTTGCTTGCTCTAGTCCTTGTGGATCAGCTACAAAAGGTTTTGGCTCTAACTGTGGTTGCTTTGGTTCGTACTCTGATACATGCACAAACGCACCATTCCATTCTGTAACCATTTCTCTCCACGGAAATGCTTGACCACTTCTGTCCGATATTGCTAATGCGTATTTACCTTTTGCAAACTTTGACATACTACTCTACCTTTTTATTAACCATATTTAATCGTTCAGTTAATTTAATTATATCCTGCATATCCATAGCAGATTGCAAAGATTTATACTCATCAATACGAATAGGTTGAAAACCTAATTCTTTTACAGCTCTTACATAATCTAAATAACCACCAGCTTCTAATTTTATACGACCACCATCAGCTTCACCTTTTCTCATCATGTCAGCTCTATCAGCCAACATGTCATTTAATTCTACAATAGCTTTTTCATAAACTTCACTTTGTTGACGACCACTTAAATCGTAAAAATCTTTACCGTACATTGATTCGGCTAATTCATCTGCTATTTCTTGTATTTTATCTTTGTCCATTATATCTCCGGGTAGTAAGTTTTAGGTGAAATATAAACGCTCGCTGCTGATCCATCTTCTTGCAATGCTCTTTGTAATTCATCCTCATAAATTAATTTCATTTCTTGAGTTCTTTGTGGTGCTTTCTTCATAGCCATATAGTAAGCTAACCCTGCACACATACATGGTACAAATCTATTAACTACATCAGCTTCGTTAGTATATTTACCTGCATCTTGAATTCTTTTTACGTAGTAAAAGTAAATAAAACTACCTGCTTGTGTATCTCCAGGTGTTAGATACAAAGTGATTGTAACTTTATCTATAAATCTTTGCACAAAGTATTGTGATGGTTGACCTGTAGAACTCTTGTTTGAAAAAGCTTGATACTGTGATCTGTTAATTTTTGAAAGTGGTGTGTCCACATCACTTGTGTTTCTGAAACTTGCTTCAAGAATATCTGAAACCATATCAACAAAGTTTGTAACTGCATCTCCAGACGAATGTCCTGCAGCTGTAGTATCATCTGCTCCTCGACCAGATGCTTCACAAATTATATTGTTTCCAGAAATGGAAGTGTAAATAATTACTTCAGAGTTAATTCTAATTTTACCGGTAGCATTCATGTTTTTTGTAGATGCCACAGGAATAGTTGTTGCACTTGATGAAATACCAGATGTTAAAGTGGTAGTTATTCCGTTCGCGTTTCCATCAGATGGTGATCTAAAAATTGTATATTCGTTTTGACCAGATACAAGTGTAATTGCAGTTCTTGCAACTTCCCAAAAATGTAGACCTCTGTTGTCCCATTCTTGAAACATTATATTTAAAGAACGTCTAGCTGATCTTAGATCATTACCAGAGTAATCAAAGAATCCTAATCTTTCAAAAGACTCAGTTATAATATCATCGATCGAGAGAAATTTCTCGAATGTACTTGTGCCTGAAAAAGCCACGTAAACCTCCTACGAGTTATTTCCGCCACTATGAAACACAGTGATAGCTGTAATCTGTTCTGTAGTAAAAGCAGTATTTACATTAGTCTTAAATAAAATTGGTACAGGAAAATTAATTGTCATGTCATGAACATGAGCAGCCTTGTTTAATTTTACTTTAGACGTTGAGCCATCTTTAATATCTAAAACTCCAGCAGTTGCAGGGCCAGATATATGCACTCCGTACACTCTAGTTCTACCAGTCTGAAGAGTCTTAGTTTCTGTAGTTACGTTAGTCGCCACTCCATCTTGTGATGATCCAAATGTTGTCATTTTTTCTCCTTAAAATTTTATGTGGGCCCGAAGGCCCACAAAATTATTTATTAGATATTACCAATAAGCTCAGAAGCATTTCTGTTCTGAGTACAACTAATGTAATCTAACTTTGTTACTCTCTGTCCAGATGCAGAAGCTGATACTGAAGCTGCAAACATTTGCATGTCATCAGTATTAATGTTTGATGTAACAGTAGCTGCTAAAACTCTGTTAACAAAAAACTCAACTTTTCCAGCTTTGTCAACTCTGAATCCCACAGTGTCATAAGCACTATCAGTGATAGTGTACGCAGTGTATTGAACTTGATTTGTTCCATCAGCATTTTTAGTTACAAATCTGTAAAACTGTTCACCGTTGTTAGACTCAATAGAGATTCTGTTTGCAGATCTCCATCCAGAAGTTCCTGTAAAAGTTTCAACTAATCCAGTTCCGTAGTCAGTAGCGTTAGCATCATTATTTTGTATTCTTGCTTCATACCAAATAACTGTTCCAGGGTTAGTAACTGCCCCTGTGCTATCTGTAGTTTCTGCTACTGCTTGAAAAGTGTTAGCCGTTTTTACTAAAGCTATTCCATTGTTATCTGTAGTATTAGCTGAAGTTAAAGTTACTGCTCCACCTACTTCATTAGAGATTCCAGCTGATGCTCCACCATCTGCAATAGATGTTGACCATTCTGCTGAAGGTAGTGTGTTATAAATAAAATCATCTTTATAACATACAAAGTTAGGATTATTGTCTACTGGTAAATCCTTAAACCATTTAGTATTATTAGATAACCCTGCAAACATTACCGGGTTTCTAAAATGTGTTCCTGCCATAATTGTATCCTCCTAGTTTTCCGAACATAGTCTCTAGGCCGTCCACTATACGGGTCTATGTTCTAAATAATTGTATAGTGAGTTTTTTATATACTAGTTTTTAGTAGAGTGCAAGAGAGCCTGTAATGTGGAGTGGTTTTTTTCCAACGATGTAGCTTTTTATTAAGTAGCTACAGAAACTTGTGGAGCAGCCTCTTCTATTTTATTAGCTAGATGCTCTTTTTGAGCTTCTGCCATTTTAATATGACTTAAAACTTCTCGAACTTGTCGGTCTATCTTAACCATATTGAGAGTATATCTACCCTCTTTAAGATGCTCTTGCTCCCACTGAAGATCCAGACCCCTCTTTTGTTTGTAAAGGTCGTTTAAGTGTTGCATCATCTTCTCCATTGATAACCTCCTCATAGGTTATTCTATTAATCTTGTCACTATAAGAGTTTCCAAGATTTTCCCAAACTATACTTTTTTCTCCCAACTTGTCAAGTATAGCTTTTTCTAGTGAGGCTGAGTTATCTTCACACTCAACAATAAATTTAGCGTGATGTTCATAAGCCCAGATATTTACTAGAATTTTAGC